GTACTTCTATTTTGGTATCATGTATTTTAGATAACTTTCTTAATGTAGGCGTACAACATATGCTATCTCCTATTGCTATTGCACATATAATAATTATCATTATTGTTGAATTCTTTTTAAAACTTGATCAACTAAAGGTTGACATTCTTTATCAATATTGTGACATTCAAATATGGCTTCTTCATTAGTTGAAATTGCATATCCATAATCTGACATGCACCAATCACAGTTATTAGATACAACTGTCATCTTATAATTTTGAGATCCATATCTATAAGGAGTAGTAAACAAAGGTTTACGTCCCATTGCTATGTATATTATCTCAGAATCTGTTGTTCCTGCCAAATGTAAAATACCTGAATCTGTTGTAATAACATATTTGGCTTTATTACATAAATGCCATGTTTGATCTAAAGAAAGTTTGTCTACTAAATTTATAGTATTTTCTAATTCTAAACAATTTACTACTATACCTTGGTTATCCTGAGATTTACCAATCTGATAAACAGGAAGTTTTATTTTATTACATAATTCTTGCCAATAAATTTTATCCCAATTTTTAATACTCCACGAACCTTCAACTGCATGTATTACTACAAATTCTTCAGGTGTTACTGTATTATCAAGCTCTTCGGGTACATAATCACAAGTCAATTCATCTGGTGGTAGATAGAAACCTAAATGATTTGCTGGAAATTGTCTAATATCACTTAAATTGTGTCGAAGAGGTATAAAAGATAGTCCTTGGGGAGGAATATATCTAAATTCGTAATTAAACAAATCTATAACGGTATCGTTAAAATTACTTTTTCGTAATAATATTGATTCGTTAATATACGGTAAATTATTAAAAATTTCAGGCTTGTGCGAATATACAGTTATCGATTGGTTGTACATTTCGGACAATTTTCTAATAGCAGGTGTACAACATATCATATCGCCAATGCCTGCGGCCGTTGTTTTTAAAGAAACTATCACTTATAATCCTATATCTTCTAATCCTGCTACTCGCAGTTTAACAATATTATTAATTTGAAATTGTTTTGCATCTAAGGCTTTTATAAGACCATGAAAACGATTTCTTAACAATGCAAACTCATTTACTAAATGCTGAAAGTCTGCAATTTCATCTTCACCGTCGACATACTTTTCTGCATCTCGAGAACTTAACATTTTATTGTAATGTTCAGTATATTGTCTAAATACGTGGGATCTTTTCTTACGAAGCTCTATATTTAGAAATTCTAAGATTGCTTCTATTTCTTGCAGTTGATTAAATCGATGTTCTACGATGCCGGGCATCTCACGAGATAATCTTTCTAAGTTGCCTTTCATACCACACTCGACTCGTGCTTTCTCTAACTGCTCTTCGTATGCTGATATGCAGTTTACAAGTTCGCCTAAGTCTTGTTGGACTTTTCTATACCATGTACTCATTAATAATCGTATACTTCGGGGTCTTCGTCCTCTTCCTCTTCTTCATAAAACATACTCGCCAATACATCATCCATCACTCCATCGTAACCTTTTAACTCTCTTATATTATCTTCGATAACATATCCATTGTTATCGAACTTTTCTAAAAGTTCTTCACATGCTATTTCGTGATCCTTAGATGATGAATATGATTTAATAACATCCCATAAATCATGTATTAAATGTACTTCTTGTTCATTCATCTTCATTGACAACCTCCTCTGGTACTACGTCATCGTTATTTACCAAAGGAGCGTCATTTTCTTTGAAATCATCTATAACTTTTTGAAGGTTTTCTGCACCCCAACCTTTACGAAATTCTTTAATTTCTTCTCCAGTTGAAGTAGTATATTTTAGTTTATTACCTTCTTTAACTATTACACCTGCTTTTTCAAACAAGTCTAAACATCCACTATATGGATCCATACCTGTATCATATGGTATTTTAATCTGCACACTTTCGAATGGCTTTGCAAATCTTGTTTTCATTACTTTACATGCAGATCGTATACCACGTACATCCGATATCTTATTACCGTCTTCGTCTTCTTTAAGTTTTAGTTTTCGCATTGCAACTACAATAGACGAAGCATATATAAAACCTTGTCCTCCACTAATCTTATCATCAGGATCAAACATGTCCTGCGATGCATATGTATGATTAGTAGCAATTAGACCTACAGGATGTCCTGCAATTAAATTAACACTATTACGGACCAATGCCGTTAGTGCTTTAGGTTTACGGCCCATATCACCTTTTAAGTCGCCTTTATCAAACTGATCTTTATCAGTTGGTGTAAGTAGCATACCAAGCGAATCTATAACAAAGAGAACTTTTTGGCGTTCTTCATATGGTACATCTGCATATTGATCGCGGTAGCCTTTCATAAACTCACTGATAAATTTTGCAACTTCATCAATCATTGATACGCCGAACCGTAATAGTTTATCTTCTGATGTATCAACATCTAATGCCGATAACCAATCAGAGTCTAATGCATTTTCTGTGTCTAGTAAAATAGGAAGGATGCCTTGTTGTTGGGCTTGACGCACTAAGTTTCCACTGGCAATGAAACTTTTACCGCTACCACTTTCACCAGCAAGGCATGTTACCCTTCCTAAAGGAATACCTTTTGTAAAGTCTCCTGAAATTAAAAAATTAAGTGCTAAGTTACCAGTACTGATCCAATCAACGGGGTCGTGAAATCCTGTGGACATTCCTGGTACTGCTTTTGTAATACTTTTTCTAAATTTAGATATATCAAATGGTTTCATATTTTTCCTGAGTAAAGGGGGACTTTTGCCCCCCTAGTTATATACCTTATGGTTATATAACTCCTAGTTATATAACTAATTAATGATCTGCGTGTGATTTACGATCTCGGATCATCTTAAGAATTTGATCCGCCGAAGGTTTTTCATCAGCAGTATTAGTTTCTGTTTCTACTACTTTCTCTTCGGTAGGAGTTGCCGCTTCTGCAACAGGTTCAGTTGTTGCAGTTTGTGTAACAACTGGTTGAGGTGCTCTTGGTGCCGGACTGGTATTAAGTTGAACACCTTGTGGAGTATAATATGATCCAAATCGTTCTGGATCATACAATTCGCCTGCGACCGATGCTTCAAACATTTCAAAGATAATTTTAATTTCTTCGTTGTTTGGTCGCTTAGGCATAAAATCATTAAGAGTATACAAACCATGTGTTTGAATTGCATCTCTTTCTGTTTGATCTAAACTTCTTTCTCTACGAGACCAATTAGAAGTTGAATAGTCTGCATACTGACCTTTTTGTGTTTTTGTAAGTTTAAAGTCAGTACCTTGTTCGTAGTCTGTTGGAATTTCTGCAAAGTCTGGATCCATCAAAGACGATGAAATAATCTTAAAGATAGATGGATTAATTACAAACCTACGAATAGGATTTTCCGGAGTTTTATCGTCTGCCAAAGGATTATCTGTTACAAATCCTTGAAAGACATATGATCGCTTTTTCCAATACTTACGACCTTCGTCTTCGAGACTTGGATCTTTAAACCACGGACGAATCTCTGCATGAATTGGACATGCATCGCCCCACATTTCTACACAAGGAACCTGTACTGTTACAGAACGAGATTCGTCTTGTCCTTTGACACCCGGAAATGGTAAACGAATCATTTGTCTTTCTTTCCAAAAGAAAGTATTAGATTCGTCTCCGTCTGGTAAAAATCTTAATGTTGCTGTTGTGTTTTCTGGGATGTTCCAGAATGGATAAATTGCGTTGTCGGATTGAAAGTTCCCACCGGACTTTTGCTCTTTCTCTAAGAGCTTTGCTCGTATTTCTGCTAAACTTGCCATATTATTTCTCCTATATTAGCCTATTTTAATGTGCCTAAATTACTAAGTCTTTTATTAGCCTAGTGAACACGAATAACACATCATGTTCTTATTATAACAAAACTATTTATCAATGTCAACTATTTTTTTGAACAAAATCTAAATGTTCTTTAAATGTTTTAGGTTCTTTGCTTTCTTTTGTATGGTACTGCGATTTTTGCGCTGTTACTTGAGTGCTTCCCATATCTGCAGATCTGTCTTTAAGCGATCCGCCTAGTGATGCTGGCATTTGTGCTTTTTGTGCATCCATGGCTTGATCATCATCAAACTCGTGTCCGTATTCTTGCTCTAAATAATCTTGAATAAATTGATCCGGGTCGCCTTCTCTTGCTTTAGCAATACCATATGGCATTTCGCCTGAATTTACAAACCAGTCATATAGTTCATCAAAAAAGTTGTCATGATCATATAGCATAGATTGACCCATCATAACTGATTTAAATTCTTCAGGATACTTATTAAGAATACTATCTAAACTATGTTCTGCTTCTTTAATTGGGAGTCCTGCTAATTTTCTTAGATCATTTTCTTTTTTGATGTCAGGAATCATTTATATACCCCTGCAAGTTTTAATACGGTTTCGTCTGCTTCACCTTCTTTATAAATGCTAGGTACTGTATCGCTACCGTCTAATCCGCCCATCTCTGCTTCTGGTTGTTTTTTGTTTTTCTTAGCCAACCATTGTTGCATTCGTTTTGACATTGGCTTTTTTCCGCCGGCTTCATCTTTA